CGAAATCTTCAGGATTTAAAATTCTGAAATCATCGACCTGTCTAGGATACCAAGGATAACCTCGGTCTCCAAAAACAGGATCCTGTATAATCATCCAATCTTTAAGAGTTGAAAATATATCTTTATTAATTTCTTTAGATAAGTCTAAAGAACCTAATAAATGGTATATGATCTTCTCTTGAAGTTTTTCAATCTTATAGACGTTATAAGAACGCATAATTCTCAAAGCTTGCTTTGATAATATGTCGTTCAGATAAGCTTCTATGATTTTGAAATCAGGATGATATTTTAGATCAACAGGAGAGATACCATTAATGATCATATTTTTAAGGTTAGAGAAATAACTATTTAAGTTAAATTTCTCTCATCTAAAATTACCATCACTAATGGAAGGGCTCCCCAAGAACAAGATTCTCATAGTCTCTTGAACTGTCATACCAATTTTTATTGAGTATGTCAGGAAAAGAGATATATGTGGTAGAATATCTCTCTGTGGTCTGGTATCATAGATTTTCTCTTTAAGAACAGTATGAAACACTGAAACAGCATATTTAGCTAAAGAAATATCTTTATTAAATAATGCTATAGTAGTGTTAATACGTCCTAAATAGAAATTCTCTGATATAAACTGTTTTCAAGAGAATGGAGAAACGTCTACACCATTAATGGCGACACGTTTCACAAACTCTACAACAGGTTTATTCTCAGATACCACAGATTTCGACATGTTGATAGGTACACCTATAAATTCCATTACTTCAAGATAAGATTCGGCTAAGTCTTTATTGAAGATGATTATATCATCTCCAACAATTTCATAACGATCTTCCCAAGTAACGGAAGTGCTTCGAGTTAATCTTAATGCAGCGAATTGAACTAACATATGATGTGTTAGTCCAAGCATTGCAAAAGATGATCTGGCACCCATAGGTTGTCCCACAGAGTATTTAAATCTATCAATAGTACCGTTTTTATTATATAAATAGTAAAAACGTCCTACTAATAGATTTGCTCAATGGGATGCAAACTCTTTATTAAGTAATGATCCTAGGATCGCTACTTGTAAAGAGATTGGTAATCTATATGTAGCAGCAGACAAATCGTATCCGTAAGCGCACCCAAATTCTTGGGCTCGTTGACGAGCACGATCAAACGCTTTGTTATGACTTTCAGTTCCATCATTAGGTATATTATTAAGTATACTTGTGATGTAATTGTGTAAAGGTAACAATATCGTTTGTGTCCAACTGTCTACCATGGCGAAAGTTCTCATTTTTCCAGCTGGTTCTACTTTCTGTTTTAGCTGTCCTAAACCTAATGTATTTTTTATATCTCAAGATGAACTTTTAAAGTTATCTAAGAATAAAGCTTTCATAGGTAAAAGATAGAAAGAAAGATCATGAACATTCGGAACTATAGCAGATAATTGTAAAATTATACGCTGAAGATTGAAAGTACATGTCCTTTCTGCTAAAAACAAGAAAGAAGAAAAGAGCTTTGGTTGATTTTTCAATAGAGAGAGATCAGTTAACATTCCAAGTCAAGATTTTGAATTGGATGGTGACGATTTCTCACTTATTGAAAAACTATCTTGCAGACGGATTCTATGATTAATAAATCCTGATAATACGGTCTCTGAATTAACAGAGAACCAGTTTATCATATAATTTATTTGGTCAAGATCTCCTGCAAAAGAATCTGTGATTGTGTTCAATTTAGCTTTAGCAGGTATTAAAATTACCCTGTAAATGCTAAAAAGAGTTAACCACAATCTGATTACTTTGGGAGAATTGGAAGCTAAAGATCTACGATCTCTAGTTCCTATTATCGCAGGTAATCCAGATTTAGATAGTCTAGGCAACGGTAAGTCTGGCTCTAGTTCACGAAGTGAACTTAAGGCTTGACCTGCCAGATACTTAGAGATAGCCAAATTACAAGCTTTTAAGTATTTTACCACAAATTCAGTACCATGTCTTCTATTTAATACTAGAAGATATGTACTAAATTTGTGATATAATCTTATACGAGCGGTAGCTTTCTTAATGTTCCCTAAGGTTAAAATAACAAATTTTCAACCTATAGTGTCCATTAAGCTAGAAAGAGTAAAATCTCCTTCTAGACGTATCAATTTTTCTCTTACTATCACATTAGGCATATGTAAGACCCTAGAAATATTAATTTTTATATTTTTTAGGTTTTTCATGTTTCTTTTATAATAGTTTTTATACTGCTTCCTGCAGTCCCACATAATAACCGATCCTACCTCCCTTTCGGGTTGGGGGCTTCAGTTAAAACTGTGAGATGAATAGAATAAGTAAGGAAAATCATATTAACTCAAGCGTGTTAATAATGATAAAGAGGAAAATCTGCGCTGTTCTCATAAAAGAGGACGCCAGACAAGAGCCGCCAACCGTTACAATTATTAGTTAAAGT